GGCAAGTTCATCACCACCTGAAACCGCTTCGTTTGTAATATCTTCAATAGCAGCATCGACTTCAGGATGCATTGCCACTCCTCTATATTTTTGAATTAGAGTGGAATTGTCTTTTGATTTATCGCCGTCGATATCGATGTATTGCCCAAAATAAGAGCCAGATGCAGTAACATAACCAGCACCATCTTCATCTACCTTTGGAACAATAGATTTTAAGTTTTTATCTTCAGTTTCTTGTGATTTAGATCTTCGAATCTCAAAACCAAAAAGTTTTAAATTATTCTCTGCCATTTTACATCCTATCGTTTAAAAGACTGGGCGTTTCCGCCCAGTCTAATCTATATATCCATATATTAGGAAGTAGTATTTGATTCCCAATATTGAACTTGGAATTCAACGGTGAATCTTTCAATATCATCGTTTGTTCCATAAGCAAGATCAATTGCTGAAATATTAGTAGGGAAACAACCTCTAAAGTTATATGACTTTAGAACTCTTACATCTCTATCTAATTGTTCAACTAATAGATCTGCTTGATATCTAACCGGATTTGTCAATCCACTATTTGCAGAATGTGCATTGATGCCATTCATCCAACGCTCCATGGCATTACGGACTGCAAAGTCGGTATCGTTAATAATAGTTGGTGTCCAAACGTCAAACGTACGATCACCTGCAATTTTTAACTGTCTACCACGGAATGGAACAGTGATGACTCCCATCACTGATGCCGGTAATTGTGCAGCTTCACACAAGAAAGATGTAAGTTCTACATTTCCACGTGCATAAGCTGGGAAGTTAATTGTGGCTTTGAACAAGTTTGCTCTAGCGCCACCGCCCTTTAGTTTGGCTTTAAAATCGTCTACTGCGAGAACCATTTTTTATCTCCTGCGCTCTATTATACTGAACCGACTACTTCATCAAATTCCACGCCTGTTCTAACTGCCACAAAGTTAAGTGTAACAAAGTTAATTGAACGAGCTGGTTTAATGAAGATCGAACATATGAATTCGTTTCTATCAATTACTGCTGGTGTATTATTAGTTTCATCAGCAACAACACGGAAATCAGTAATACCACGTCTTCCCTTGATTTCTCTTAGGAATGGTTCTACGATATTAACGAATTCTGCACGAGTGAATTCATCGTTAAATTCGAACATAACGTTACGAGCAGCAATTGCAATTGCTCTTTCGATAACCAGGAACAAGCGACGTACGTTAATACGATCGAATGCTGAAGGTCTTGCCATGTGTGTTTTATCGCCATAGAGAAGAACGCCTTGACCAGGGATATTAGCAACTGGGTTAATACCATTTCTGTAAAGAAGATCTCTTTCAGTTTTATTAGGTGTATAAGCCAATCCTGTAATACCTAGATATGTACCACGTCTTTGACCAGCTGGTGAATACCAAGCTGCAGTATCATTATCTGAAGCAGCCATAATACCAGCCGTAGATGAAGCTGCAGGAATAGTCACATACTGATCATTATACTTATCATAGACTTTTAAATAGTTATTATCTAAGAATAGATATGATGAATATGTGAAAGTTTTTGCGGTTTCAATTACATCAGTATTTGGAGCAGACGATGTAATCACATCCGAACGCGCAGGTGACGAAATAACGACACAATCTTTGCGAATACCTTGGGCAATTGCGATCATATCATTAACGACTGTAGTTTGAGAAACTCTAGAACTCATTCCAGGAGCAATCATAAAGTCTATTTGGATATTATCAACATCTTCGAATCTGTCGAAACCAGTAGCATATTCAGTACTTGTAAATTCGGCTGAATTAGCACCAGATACAAGTGAAAGCGTTTTAGCTGCAGGGGTACCCAACTTGTAATCTTTAGTATTTGTTGCCACTGTACCAACGGTAGATGCCCAATCTGAATCGGCAAGATCTCCAAATCCAGCCATCCAAATATAATTAGATCTTGAATTAATGACATCTAAAATATAGTTAGAAGTACCATCAGTAGCCTTTGCATCTGATGCAGTTGAAGTGAAGGCAAAAGTTTCTAGAACTGTTCCTCTTGCGCCAGTGAAAGCACCATCTTCATCTATAACTACTACATGAACTTCATCGTTAGTAGCGCCTCTGCTAGATGCGTATGAAGAAGTAATAGGAGCACCGTCAAAATTATTTGCATAAGTCCAACCTGTAAATACAGGATCTTCTGCGCTATCTACTGCAGAAAGCCAAGCAACCTTTAATGAGTTGCCCATTTCTCCTGGATATTTTGCAATAAAGGTATTCTCATCTGAATCAAGTGAGGATAATTGAAAATCAAATGAAGTTAAATTTTTAACGCGAGCAGTATTAAGTGCTCTTGCGTCTGCTGCATTAAGACTTTCACTTACACCTTCAGTTGCTTCTCTAAGAACATAGAGTGAACTTGCATATCTTAAAAAGTATGCTGCTGAGTGAAAATCGATTGAATTGTCTTTAGATGGGCTTCCGAAAATTGAAACTAAACCTGCTTCATCTGATACTAAAATTGGTAAATCGACTGGACCCCAATTAAAGTTACCAACAAAAGCTGCGGTGGTTGAACCTACGTTAGGAACTACACCAGTAAGGTCAATCTCTTTTACGGTAATCGCCGGAGATTCTGATACTGCCATGACTCTTT